CAAGGACCCCAGGACCATAGGGTCCAGAAGCTATGAAGCCATATTCTTCGCTGGTAAATTTATCTCCAGTCTGGAGAAGGTGGTCACTCACCACTTCTTTTCTGGGCTTAATGGATTCCCTAGAGGGATCTTAATTGCCAAGGGCATGACCATGCGGAACAGGGGAGTCGAGATACACAGGAAGTGGGTCCAATTCAAAGACACATATGGATCCGTCTGCGTGGCGAGTCTCGACTTCTCAAGGTTCGACAAACATGTTAGGAAATACATGATGCTATTCGTCCACAAGTTCTACAGACACTTCTTCAATCCTGGATCTGACCACTACGCAGAGTTCATGAAGTATTTACGTAGAACATTGAAGAACTACAGACATTTTTCGAAACGTCCCAAACGGGGTACGGCGAATAACACTGAAGAGGAATGTAAGAGGAGCACTGAGCCAGTCCCAAAGTTTTTTAAGAAATTTGTGGACAAAGCTATTAACGCCTATAGCAACTGCAACCGTCTCTCTGGGGACCCGGACACGGGCCTTGGAAACATAATAATTGCCCTGGTACTGTTTGTGGCCGGGGTTAACAAAATGTTTCCCTTCGACCTGTTTGATGATGGGGACGATTGCCTCCTATTCATGCGCCCTCAAGACCAGAAGCATATCCCCAAACTAATAACAAACATGGCGCATATGGGCATGACTCTAAAGTTGGAAGAACAAACCAACGGTAAGTATGCCCACCTGATGGAACATATAAGGTTCTGTCAGGGTGCCCCAGTGTTGGTCCCAGACAAAGATGGCAACCACACATATACGATGATTAGATCGCCTGAAAAAGAATTCAAGGCCGCTCTGAAATCGTTGAAATACAAAGACCCGAAAATTTTTGGGAGATACATGAGAGTTAAAATGCGAGCTCTCACTCTCATGAACATCGGTATCCCAGTTAACCAATACATGGCCTACTCCGTGTACAAGAAGACTGATGGATTCAAAGATTTGCCCCTGGAATATAACGACTCTATGTTCTACAGGGCATACATAGAACTGGGTGACTCTAAAAAAGAGCCAGTTCTGGTGGAACCTACCTTGATGACAAGGAACAGTTTCGCCCTAGCCTTTGACATGGCAGTGTCAAAGCAAGTGTCTTTAGAGCGGAAATATCAAACCGTTAACATCAATCTAGCAGGTGAGCCTGTGCAAGATTGGTTCTTTAGAGATTGCCAGAAGGACGGATACATGGAATGTAACCTGACAGGCAACATCTAGAAGACACTATAAATCTCACACATGAGGGTCAAACCTCGCATTAGTCTAATGCCAAACAACAAATATGAATTTTTCTAAATCCAACAAAGCGAAATCAATTTCACAAAAACCCTTACTTAGCCGATCCAAGGCCAAGTCCAAGACCAAACTAATTCCCGAAGTGGCGATAGCTGCTGGGGGGGACCTCATAGCCAACGAGGCAATTAAACTGGCTCACTCTAAAGCCGCCCGTTGGGCGGAGAGCAAAGCCAAAGGCGTTCTAACAAGCGTTTACAATGAGGCTTCCAGCATTTTAACAAAAAACCCAAAACCCGGCAAGAAAAACACCAGGTCGGGGCGCGAACGTGTTGCCCATTCTGGAGGTCAGAAGCACAAAGTCCAAGAGCATCAGAGACCTCTGAAACACGGCGTTACCCTTTCAAGGGGTATGCCAGTCCCCTATACGCAGGGTTCATTACTCCAGGGGGCCACGGACAGCACTCAGAGAGTTCCGTCTCACGGTACCTCCCGGGCGGTTCTAAACTCGGAGGTTACTACCAGTGTCACCTTTGCGATCCAGGGGAATTTACTCGTTAACCCCGGGTACTCCACCATGGGCAGGTGGCTCAGTGAGATGGCCCACTTGTATGAACAATTCCAGGTCGGCTACATGAAGTTCCAATACACGCCGATGTGTCCAGCGGATACTACTGGTCAAATGTTTATGTTCTGGGACGCTGACTATTCTGACGACCTCCCGGCAACAGTCGAGGATGTTCTAAACCAGGAAAACTCGATTTCTTTCGCCCCTTGGGAAGCAGCATCTGTAACAATTAATCCAAAGATGTTCAAGTCATCCAAAACCAATGCCAAGTGGGTCGTGAAGACAGACGACGAGGTAGCATCCGACAGATCAACCTTTGGACGCTTCATGTTTGGTTCAGTAGGAGCCACAACCCCGCAATTATGTGGGGTCATAACCATGGAGTACATATTCAATTTCAGTGTCCGCCAGTTGCACATTGCACATGGCGGAGGCTATTTGAATTTGGGCACTGTCGGGAACACTCCACCCTCAACTACTTACCTGACCGGGGCAACAGCCTCTCCCGCCTCAACGCTCACAGCCTACGCTAGTTGGGTGGGAACAGTTGTAACCTTTGACCCAGGAGTCACTGGCCACTTTATAATCATATTTTCGACCCAGAATTGGTCGGGAAATGTAGGTTATACTCCACCAGCACTGGTCTATACAGGCGGCATTGTCCAAACTCTTTCTTTTGAGGAATACAATGGCACCTCTGTTCCCCAGATCCTATCACACGCACAGTCTACCTCATACTCCTCCAATAACCATCATATGATTGTTTGTGGAGCTTGCCACATGAATGGCTCGGGGGGAACTGTGGTATTACCTCCGCATATAGGAACTGGCAACTGGAAGGGACAAGTTAAGTTCATTAGAGTGTCTTTCAGCCAGGACGAATCCGTAGGCCTTCTAGAAGGAAAATCATGGATAAGTACACTGGAAGTTCTACCCGTACTGCAAAAATTTAGAAATGCTGGACATCCAACAGTTCTAAGGGGCGATAAGTTCCTTGCATCTCTGGTAAACACTTTAATAGACGACCACCTAATGACCAAGGACGACCTTGAGTTCGGGACTCCCGCAGACATGGAGGACTGGATGGCTCCTCACAAAGACTTCTCTAGCTCTCATAACAAACTGCAAGCTTTCTTCGACGGAAGGCCTGCTATGTTGGAATATCTGAAAGAGATTAAGATGAGCAACGTCCAGTCCAGTTTGAGGAACACTTTAGTCGCTGTCTACCTACAGTATAAGAACGAAGGGAAAGTCAAGGTCAGCCTTGACAAAGGTTACTCATCCGACGAGAGTTGGACTTGCGAACCTGAGGCCATACCGATTGACCCCAACGACCTATCACCCGCAAACAGAAAGAGCACAACTGTGGACCTAACATCCAGCCAGTACTCCCTGTTTCAATCCATCGCCAACTCAATTTCAAATAAGGAAGCGAAGGAAGAGTCCAAAACAGCTTAGCTTGAGGACGATTGATTAATTTTAACATCAATACACCACTCCTTAGGGAGTTTAACGGTTTTCAAGAAGTCCAGCTTATAACTGGCACCACCTGAAATGAAACAATTAAAATCCAGCCCTAGAGGTTAGTCACCCTAGATTTGTCCGATTGAGGCAAATCTTTGTAAAACCACTCAATTCCAGTTGTGAAACTGGGTTACCAAAATCAATAGACAACATACAGTCTACAGTATGTTCCAATAGACTTTATCTAATCTTATCTTGTGTCCTACCTGTTCGCCTTGATTGAGCTTCGGCTCTAAACAGGAGGTGTGAAACCTAGAAACGACTAGTCTACTGGATGTCTTGAGTGCGAAACTCAATGCAAGCTAACTTGCGAATGTCAGGAAAAATATCTAACCGGTGACGGTTGGAGGGGTATCCTGCTGTAGATGACCAAATAACAACACGTATATTAACGAAAA